ATAGAGATACTCTTTATGAAGGAAGAGTAAATCCAATAGCAACTTTCCCTGGTGAGGGTGTATGTGTATGGGGTCAAAAAACTCTACAATCTAAAGCATCGGCTCTTGATAGAATCAATGTAAGAAGATTACTTATAACACTTAAGAAGTTTATTGCTTCTACTTCGAGATATCTTGTGTTTGAACAAAATACAAATGCGACAAGAAATAGATTCTTGAATATAGTAAATCCTTATTTGGAAACTGTACAATCTAATAGTGGTTTATCAGCTTTCAGAGTGGTAATGGATGAAACTAATAATACTTCTGATGTTATTGATAGAAATCAGTTACAAGGACAAATATTTATTCAACCTACAAGAACGGCTGAATTTATTGTTCTTGATTTCATTGTACAATCAACAGGAGCTGCTTTTCCAGAATAATTAGAAAAGTAAAAATAAAGTTAAAAGCATAAAGATTTTCTTTGTGCTTTTTTCTTTTAATTGATATTTATATATGAATTAGAATTTAACTATACAAAATATAGAAGTGAAAAGGTAATAGGAGAATCCAAATGGCTCAATTAGTAGATGCAAATGATGTAATGTTTACACCATTCGAACCTAAACTAAAACATAGATTTATAATGCAGATTGATGGTATACCTGCATATATTGTTAGAACAATGTCAAGACCTCAAATTACATTTGAGGAAGTTGTTTTAGACCATATGAATACAAAAAGATATATAAAAGGTAAGGGTGAATGGCAACAAATGTCTGTAACATTATACGATCCAGTTGTTCCATCAGCAGCTCAATCTGTAATGGAGTGGGTAAGATTATCTCACGAATCAGTAACAGGTAGAGATGGATATTCAGATTTCTATAAAAAAGATTTGAATTTTCAAGTATTAGGTCCAGTTGGTGATATAGTAGAAGAATGGAAATTAAAAGGGGCATTTATACAAGATGCTAATTTTGGAGAATTAGATTTTTCATCAAGTGAACCTATTGATATTCAATTGACATTGAGATACGATTACGCGATACTTCAATTCTAAAAGATTTTTTTCAGTCCACGAAAAAACACACGCCACGATAAAAAAACCTCAATTTTTTGGGGTTTTTTTTATGTTTTCCATATTTATTATATGTAGAACACTTCATAAGGGGTTATAAATAATATGAAATTATCAAAATATTTTACATTAAAAGAAGTAATAAAATCTGAAACAGCTGTTAGGAAAGCTATTGATAATAGTCCAACAGATGAAATTACTGCGCAATTGAAAGAAACTTGTGAAGTAATAATGGATGTAATCAGAGAAAAATATGGAAAACCTATTAGAGTTACATCTGGTTATAGATGTATAGAATTGAATAAATCTATTGGTGGTTCAAGTCGTTCTCAACATTGTGCATTGAATGGTGATGCTGCTATTGATTTTGAGTTCTACGATATGGAAATGGATTTAGAAGAAGTATTCAAATGGATTACTGAAGAATCCAAATTACCTTTTGATCAATGTATAGCTGAATTTTTACCACATGGGTGGATACATATAAGCTATTCAACTGATGGGGGTAATCGAGGTAAAATAACAAGAGCTGAAAAAGTTAACGGCAAAACAAAATATATCCAATTGGGAAATGCTGATTGGGCATGAACAGAAAAACAAATCGAGGAGATAAAGTTATGGCAAATAGTAATGAATTATACGAACAAATTGAAGAATGTTTTGAAGATTTTCAAGCAAATCACAAAACATTTGTAGAAAAAGGTAACAAAGCAGCTGGTGGTAGAGCAAGAAAAGCTATCGGTGAAATTAAAAAATTAGTTACATCATACAGACAAGCATCTGTATCAGAATCAAAATCGTAAATAAAACGGGAGGTTATAATGGCTGATAAAAGCCCAGATACTCAACAAAATACAGAACAAAAATTCCCAACGGAATTTATAGATTTACCAAGTGGTGGTAAGTTATATCCGGAGAACAGTCCCCTTCAAAACGGTAAAATAGAAATCAAGTATATGACCGCGAAAGAAGAAGATATTCTCACATCACAGAATCTTATCAAAAAAGGTATAGTGCTAGAAGCTTTACTAAATTCTTTGATTGTAACTCCCGGTATAAATCAAGATGATTTATTTATTGGTGATAAAAATGCTATTTTGATAGCTTCAAGAATATTAGCTTATGGTGCTGATTATCAAGTTGAATTGACTAATCCAAATACTGGGGATACCTTTGAACATAATTTTAATTTATCTGAATTAGATTATAAACCTTTACCTGATAATGTAGATTATTCAAAGAATGAATTTGAAATTGAATTACCAGTATCAAAATCAAAAGTTATATTTAAATTATTGAATGGTAGAGATGAAAAAAATATAGAAAATGAATTAAAAGCTATGAATAAAGTAGGTTCAAGTTCTAGAGAAATCACAACTAGACTCAGAAATCTTATTATATCAGTAGATGGTAATAAAGAACAAGGCACTATAAATGCATTTGTTGATAATATGTTATCCAGAGATTCATTATCTTTGAGAAGAGAAGTTGCTAGAATCACACCTGATATAGAATTACAACAAACAGTTGATATAGATGGTGATGATGTGGAGGTAGCTTTGCCGATGTCGGCGAACTTTTTTTGGCCTTCAGCCGACATATAGAAAAGTTTTACATAAAGATATTTTCGCTTTATTATATTATTCACAAGGTGGATTCACCCATGATGATGTATACAGCATGCCTGTTTATTTGAGAAGATTCTATACTAATGAATTGATTGATCTTAAAAAAGGTGAAGAAAAGGCAGTCAAAAAAAATCAAAGAGCAGCTACTTCCGGTAAATTCAATAATCCAAGAAAATCCTATTAAATAATCATCTAATAATTCAATAGTTTGATATTTATATATGAATACAACCATTATTATGGAGAAAAATAATGCAGAAAAAAAGTTCATATATGAATACAAATCGAATATTGAGTGAATCTTTTTTTAAGAATCTCAAAAAAACTTTATCAAAACTAACTAAAAAAATGAGACCTAAAGGTAGTAACCAAAGACAAGTTATTGATAATATTAATGACTTTAATAAAGGTGTCGAAGGTTTTGAAAAAGCTTGGGAAAAGTTATATGGTAAAAAAATAAATTTAGACAGACTTACTATAAACGATTTCAAATAAGAGATAAATTAGATGGCTAATAATAAAAAAATAGATTTACAGGGAACAACCGAATATAGAAATCTTTTAAAAGAAATTAGTTTCCTAAGAGCTCAAGAAGAACAGACCGGTGAAAAAATAATGGGTACTCAAAAGGTCTGGATAGATAACGCTGAAAAAATCGTAAAAGAATATAGTGAAATGGGAGAAGTATCTAAAGATGTGGCTGATTCCAGTAAAGATATTCTTAAGTTGGTGACAAAACTTTTAGATCCAACCGTAAAAAACAGAAAAGAATTAGAAAAAACATTGGGTGTAAAAGGCAGGATGTCTGATTTAGATGATGAGATCCTAGATTCTATAGATGATCAGGTTAAAGCCTCTAAAAATTTAAATGACCAATGGTCAGATTTTGTAAAACAACAAAAACAAGCTTCAGGTGCATCTAATAACTTTTTTAGTACATTAGATGATGCTATTGGTGGTCTTGGAGGTAAATTTCTCAAGATGTTATTCAACCCAATTACTGCAATTTTTGCGATACTTGGTGGTGGTGTTGCTTTATTCAAATCTTATTCAAATCAAGTTGACTTAATTGGTAAATCTTTTGGTGCTACTACACTTCAGGCTGATAGTCTGAAACAGACTGTGTTTGATATAAATGCTGAAGGTGCTAAATTAGATATATTGATGAAAGATTTAGCAGGTCCTATTCAAACTATTACTGAACAATTTGGAATGGCTCAAGGTGAGGCGGTTAGACTTGCATTTGAAAGTTCTAAAATGGCTATGGCTCTTGGTATTGGTGTAGAAGATAGTATAGCATTGACTGGACAATTCAAAAAACTTGTTGGACTGAGTTTACAACAATCTAAATTTCAGGCAAAGGCCTTTGCTTTAATAGCTAAACAACGACAGGTAGCTCCTCAAGCTATAATGAGAGATATCGCTAAAAGTGGTGAATTTTTTGCAAAATATAGTGATGAGGCCGGTATTAATATATTGGATACTGCAATTGCTGCTAATAAACTTGGTGTTAATTTAAGTGTTGTAGAAGGAATATCAAATAATATATTAGATTTTTCATCTTCCATCGAAAAAGAATTTCTTGCTTCAACTGTTCTTG